CGTCCTGAACTTCGTGAACCTTGAACTCGTTCCCGTCGGTGGATTCATTGACGTACCACGTCTGAATCCCGGTCAACGGATCGATATCAATCAAGCGTTTGTCGGTCATGATTTCTCCAAAGGAAACGGGGGGCCGAAGCCCCCCGCTCATGGTTACGCAACCGCGAGGTCCGCGATCTTACCGCTTGCGGCCTCGTTGCAGCATTCAAGGGTATATTCCCCTAGAATGTGGCGCTTCTCGGAATCACCGGTCTTCGCCAAGCGCTCTTGCTTGAACGAACGCCCAGACAGCGGGCAAAGCTTCCAGTAATCCCAATCGACCACCAAGCCCGTCCGACCCCGCATGAAGCGGTTGGGGACGATCGCAAGTTGACCGAAGTCGCTGACATAGACATCGGCGGCGCCGATGATCTGCGTCTGGCCAACCTTCGGCGCGGTATCGCGATACAACGTCGCGATGCCGGAGAAGGTCGAAGCCTGCTGCTTGTTGAACGAGCCCACCATGAAGGTCGACGGATCACCGCCCGCGTCCCAAGCCGAAGCAAGAACGGTCTTCAGTTGAGCCTCGGCCAAGGTCCGAACGGTGGTGCCGTCGGTCGGAGCCGTGGTCGGAGCGCCCGAGGACGTTACCGGCGTGGTGCCGTCGGTGAAATTGTCCTTGTTGGACGCGATCCACGTTTCCATGCCGGCCATGGCGCGAGCCGTCGCGGAACTGCCGGCAACCGCCGCACTGTTCTGGGTAACCGAAAGCTCAAGATCGCGCTTCACCTCCTTCGAGCGTTTGGACATCTGATACGCGAGTTCCTTCGCCCGACCGGCCTTGTTCACGGCGTCGGAAGTGCCGGAAACCTGGACGGTCTTTTTCAGGATTTGCGTGTAGTTGCCAAGGCGCGAAGTCGCCTGAATGGTATTCGGGCTCGAATCGTCGCCGTCGAGATGAGAATTCGACGCGGCGGCGGCGAGAGAATCCGTCTGCCATTCATGGTAGGTGCTGGTTGCGGTGCCCTTCTTCATGTTACTCACCGCCGGGGTTTCCGTTGGCGAGATGTTGAAGATAAGGTTACTCAGGTCTTCACGAATGCCCGTGAGGTCAAACGTGGTAGTCGTTCCGGAGGGGACAGCCATTTCAAGGCTCCTTATGTCCTCCGCCGAAGGGGTTACTTCATCATGTCGGCCATGAGAATGTCCGTCATTGATTCAGCACTGCCCTTCTGGCGGTGTGCTTTCACAAGGCGCGCTTTCCTGGAATCGGGTCTTGGCTTCGGAGCGGTTTCCGTCGACCTCACGGGAGCCGGGGGCTTTGCGGCCACCTTTTTCTTCGCGAGGGCAACCTTGGACTTTTGGGACGCCACATGCTGGTCATAAAGATACGCTTTGCGAGCGATGACCACGGCCCGGCTATCAGCTAGACCGTTAATCTCATCCTCGGTGTATCCGGATGACAAAAGCATGCCTCGCACACCCGCCTTTTCGTGGCTTGCCACTTCCGACGTTGCCCACTCGGGGATACGTCGGGGCAGCAAGGCCGCTTGTTCGGCGGCGTATTGAGCCTGAGCGTGGGCGTGTCGCTGTTCATGCTGTTGCAAGAAAGCGGCGCGCTGTTGCATCACAGCTTCATACTGGTGCTGAGCTTCAGCCGATCCGATTGGATCATCCGAATCCCATTGCGGTTTCTGAGGCGTGTTGGCCTGTAGAAACAACAGCTCTTGATCCTTTACCCGCTCCCATTCCTGCGCGCGGTTCTGGAGTGCGCGGGCCTCGTCACTCAACGACGTGGTTTTCCGCGTGTAATCCTCGGTCCGCATGTAACCGTCACGGAGTTCGTCAAGAGCTACCCGGATCGGGCCGTGGACGGGATGTTCCCATTCGACAAAGTCTTCAAGGTCATCGCCCTCGGCCTGTTCTGGACTCTCTTCGCCCTCGGCTTCAGTCGCATCGTCTTCGGATTCGGACGATTCCTCGTCCTCGGCTTCAGAACCTTCGGCGTCACCGCCTTCTGGCTGCTCTTCTGCCCCCTCGTCGGCCTCTGGGCTACCCTCGAAAGGACCATCAACCGTCTCGGTGTCTTGCTCTCGATTGATGCCGTCTTCGGCGTCCAATTCCTGAGACGCGAACGCCTCGAAACCGTCGAGATTAAGGTCATCGACGCCTGGTGAGGCGCTACCGACAACTGCCATTTTCAACCTCCTTGCGACGCCCTCGGGCGCTACCGCAAATGAAAAAAGCGCCCCGAAGGACGCCAACTAACCCCTGTCAATGCAGGGAATTCTTGTTAGACGCTTGTTAGACGACCTCGTGGTTGTGCCCGAGCATGGCTTGAGAAGCCTTGCCCGCCATCAAAGCCGCGCCAAGCGCGCCCCGAACGTGTTCAAGAACCTCGATCGCTTTCAGGCGATCCAGCCTCACGGTCGATTCCTGAGCGCTGACCGCATCGCGGATGTAAAGCTCGCGAAGATCGTCAAACACCTTGTTGAACAAATCGCTTCCAAGGATGCGCTGGGCCTCTTCACCCGCGCGCTGTTGCTCTTCTAGCTGACGCTTGGCGTCTTCATCGGTCATGCCGAGTTCCCATCGGGGCCGCTGTTATTCCGAATATAAGACGTGTACCAATCCGCCATGTTGGATTGGTTGCTTGGATCGTATTGAGCGTCCCAATCTTCCTCGGTAAAGCCGCCAACAGGCGAGAATCCGCCGCTGCCTACCGAGCCGAACACGCCGCCATTCGCGCCGCCGTTTCCGCCGTTCATGAGGTGTTGAGCGTATTGCATGTTCACGCCCCTCTGACCCGCGACCTCCATCGGGTCGCCGCCGAGAAGATGACCGTTCATCATCTCGAACACCTGCCGATTGGTGAAGCCCGGCGCCGTCGCGGCATCGCTTGTCGCGCTCGGGTCGGGGTTGTTGTCCCAAATGCCGGATGGTGTGACAGGGCGGATTTGATTGCCCGCCATCGGGTCCATGCCCTGCGGTTGATTGGCCATCAAAGATAGCTGTTCCGGCGGCAGTTGACCGTTCGGGTTATTCGACAGAAGCCCGTTGCCGCCTTGCCCCGTGGGCTGGGCTAGAAGGCCTTGTGACTGGACCGGCTGCATTGATTGCGCCGGTTGTGGCTGGGCCATGATGTTTTCCGCCGCCGTGCCGCCCCAAACGCTCGGGTCGCCCGCGCCGAGAAGCCCGAAAGACTGCGGGTTGGCTGGCGTTCGCACCTGGTATCCGCCCTCGCCATAAATGCCGCCCGCGAAATGCGGCATGACCTCGTTCATTTGCTTGTCGGACAAGAGCCCCTTTTGCCACTCGGGCCAGATGCTCGTTCCGGGCATCATCGAAGGCCCGCGCCGGGTCATCGTCCCCGCGCCGGGAATTGTTACTTGGTCAGGACGAGGCATTGTCGTCTCCTTTGAGCGGGCCGCTTAACAGGGTCAATAAGGCTGCTGATCGTCCGCGAGCATCCCGCGCGCGACAGGTGCCGCTAAGAGCCCAGCGCCAGCGACCGAGAACATTAGGTCAGGGAATTTCTTAAACAAAGCAATCCGGTCCTCTTCGGTGCCGTACTTAAACACCCGATCGATCCCGTGTTTCTGTAATATGGCCTCTGTCTCAGGCGTTATTTTCTCAGGCACAATTGCGCCAACAAATTCGTCTAAGCCGACCGCCCTGCGCGGCTTTGCTTCAAAATACGTGGTTGGCAGTTCCGCCGCTTCTTTCGCGAGATCACGGATATCATCCTGCAAATGTTTGGGGATGTCTTCAAACCACGAAACATCCCGCCTCGCCATCAGGTCTTCCATGTACCCGGCGGCGCTATCAAAAGCTTGATACCCATCTCGCCCGGATGCTTTTGCCACTTTCTCGACCAATGCGATATATTTTTTGTCGAAAGTCTCTATAGCTTCTTTGCCGACTGCTGCCGTGACAATGCGGCCCCGAGATTTCTTCACATCCGCCACGCCGCCTAATCTAGGCGAAACAGCGGCGCGGAAAGATGATGGCCCGTAATTGAAGCCTTCTGACTGAGCGAACCCCGCGCCATCTCGCTTCATCTCCCTCATGACATTATCAAGCGTATATGGCTTCGGCTTCTTCCTATTCCCGCTATCAGTGAATCCTTGCGGCAGCAGTCTTTGTGTTTCGCCATAATCCAGCAACCCGCGCCCGCCCACGCCATCCTCAAGGTACCCTGCGACTTGCCGCGCTTCGCGGTGCATATCATCGAATGAAGCGAATTTCTTAGGGTCCAAACCCTTCTCAACCGCTGCGTTTACGGTTCTTAACGCTCGGTCGGCCCCCTCGAAACCGTCGAACATATGGAAAGCGTAGTCACGGTCAGAAAGGTGAGAGAATTTCGGATCATTCGCGAACTTCTTCATGGCGCTCCGATGATCCACGAAATCGACTTCGCCCCTCGGCTGCCGACCCGTATACGCATCATTGGGCCAAACATTCGTTGAGCGTGACGGCATCGCCATGTCCTTATTCGCGAGCAAGGTGATGTCGCCAAAATTAGTCAAAGGATGGTCCGCGCGCGAAATCGCCAGGGAGGGCATCGGCAACCCACCTATTTCATCCGCGACGTTTAATCCCCCTGGCCGAATATTCGTATGGGCTATAAGAGGGTCGGCGGGCAGATCCGCCGCCTTCCCCGCCCCGCGAACCGCCTTAACCGCTCCATACCCGACAAACGGCAGCGCCGCCGATGCCAATCCCAAACCACCGCTTATCGCTGCGCCCCGCCAGTCATCCTTCTGAACCGCGTCATAAACATCCTTGGCGCTCAAGCCGACATCCGCCGCCGTGGCGAATGGTTCAAATGGCGACATCGATACCGCCGTTGCACCAGCCTCAACCGGGTTCTGCCGCGCCCAATTCATCAGATCCGGCACGATGTTATGACGGCTTTGCATCGCCGCGATGTCGCGGCGGTTAGGTTGACCCAGCAACCCAGCATGCGCCAAACCATATTCGTCGGCAAGCAAACCAGAACGCGCGCGTCTATCTTCAAGCAAACCCATCGCTCACCCCGCTTGAAATACACTGTCACCGATTTGGCGGATCGGCAGGTCCAAGCCCCACTTGCCGCAAAAATCACGAAGGTCGGTCAATCCCATCTTCGCCTTGCTCAGGAAATACGGGTCCACGCCCGAGACCGCCGTATATGCCAACTCCACCGCTCGGCTCTCGCCAGCACGCGGGACAAGATCCGTCGCAATCCGCTTGTGGGCCTCGCCGTCGCTACCCACGCTCGGCACCTCGGCGGCTTCGACCAAATCAAGCGCCTCGCCGATGTCGGCGGTAGATGGGAAAGGGGGATAGTTCGTCGCGAAAACAGCGTCATCGTGATCACCCACTAACAGAGATACCGAAGGCACGCCCATATGCGCCGCCTCAAGTGCCGTCGTGCAGCCCGTGTGCAAGACACAGCGCGCGCCCCGCATCCATTGAACGTGGTTCCCGGTAACGGCGACGTGAACTCTCGGGTTGCCTCGATATAGATTTAGCCACGGGTCCGGGTTCTCGCCGGGATGCGGCCTGATCACCACCTCGCCGTCGTATGCCTCGATAAACTCCCGCACTTTCCTGATACACGTCCAATCGTGCTCGATATGAGCGATGAACTGCTCTCGGCTATCGAACACCCCCGCCGAAACACACATGGCGTGATAGGCCTTGATGTCGCCGCCTCGGGGGTTGGCCCCGCTGGTGTTGGTGTTGACCAGCAGATATCCTGATCGATCGGGCTCGCCGTAAATCTCTGGCCTTTTAAGCAAATCCAACCTTGGATTGCCCGTCCATTTGCCATTTATCGCGTGTTCGGCTTGCCACTCGTTGGCGACATAGGTCACGTCGACCGGCAGGCATCGCAATATATCCTTGCGGAAATGCACCGGGCACCGAACCGCCAGCCCTTCTTCGTCCATCACCGCGATGTTGTGGCCGGCCCGCTTTGCCGTCTCCATCCATCCGCGCATGGCCTTGTTTTCGCCCTTGAACACGACACATCCCACCGGGAGCGATTCAAGGTTCGGAGCCAAAACCCGCTGGCTTCCGATGATGCTTGATATCCCCCAATCATGCAGCGCCGACGCGACCAGAAGCCGGGACCATAACTCCCGGTCACGGTTTTCAATCATGAAGTAGATCAAGCCGCCTCCCTCATTTCTCCCCACCGCACAATCGAATACTTTCGGACAATGCGGGGCGGCATCTCGATCCTGTTCGTCGGGGCCGCATCCGACAATTCATAGCGCCCCCGGTCCAGCATCACATCGATCGCACGGGCAATCTCATCGGTGGCGTTTTACCGTTGCCGCGTAAATCGCTTGCTCGATGAAGTCTCCGACCGTGCGATGCAAAAGCGGGGCAAAGATTCTCATTAATACAACAACCCGCGCTCGTCCTCGGGTGGAATTGCCGCCCGCGCGCCGACGCCGAGAAGGCCAGCGCCAGCCACGCCGGCCAGAAGGTCGCGGCTGTTTATCTTTTTGGGATCGAACTTGGCGAAGCGAGAACGGATGGGCATGTTTGGCCCCGCGACAATAGACGTACCCGCCTCGTCGGAAACCAAGAACCCAGACTTTCCTTTTTTCGCTGCCGATTCAAGGCTCTTTGTGTCAGTGCCGGTATTAAATCCAGCTAACATACCTCCAAATAAATCCCGACCATCCATGTTTTGATAATTAACTTCAGGGATGTCTTTTTTGTAATACCTAAAACTCCCGTCCCTCTGGAGAACGGATTCATAAACATCATCCCAATATTTTGCCCCCATTGCTTTCACCCTATCGGCGACATCCTTTATCAGATCCTCATCGTCGATAACGTCTGGCAGTTTCCTCCAAATATCTTCGCGAACGGACATCCCTGCGATGTCTTTAGACCGCACTTTGAGCGGCATCGTTATTTTTCTGCTCCTATCATGACCGAGGTCAGATCCAGGGTTGAGATTGTCAAGATCACCAAATAAAGCGCCCCGATGCGCCCCGGCAGGCGTTTGAGCTAGATATGTAGACCCACGCCATCCTGGCTTGAATTCATCAAACGCTTCATTTGTTGCGTGGTACGCATCAACATCATATCCCAGCGCGTTCGCTCGCATTTCTGATGTGTTGTCGGGGGGAAGCCCAAGCCCCCCATTCTCTAACGGCATAGCCGCGTTGCGCTGCGCCATCCTCGACGCCTCATCCATCGGCAGATCCGCACTCATCTGCGGGCCGTCTCCCAGCAATCCCCGCCGGACTATCTGCTGATCACGGGGCACGTCCTCGGTTGCCCATGGCGGCGTCTCGCGGCGCTGTTCTGGCGTCCAGTCCATGCGCTTCTGGACATTGCGGGCCTCGACCTCGCCGGCGAGGCGGCGATACGATTCCATTGGGTCTTCCGCTAAACGCGCGGCATCCCTCGCACCATCAAGCGTCTTCCCCCTGCCAACACGCTCTAGCGCAGAAAACGCCTTGCGGGCAGGCTCGCGCCCGATGACCTTTTTGAAGTGCTCCATTGCGTCGAGTTGGTTCATGCCGCCACGCCCCGACATCATCTTGTCGATGATCGCGGCGTCAGTGAGTTCGTCAGCCGTGTACGTCGTCTGCGGCACGAATTCTTTCGGATTGCCTCCGAGCCCGAACCCTTCTTTGCTTTGGACCATGTGCTGTAATTCGTGCAAGGCCGTAGACCGGTGCCCCTCTCTTCCGCGCGCGACAATCGTGTTGCTGCTTGGTAGATACTTCCCTCGGATAGGGCCCCCATTATTCAAGATACTTTGCTGGAGGGATCTCATCCGATCCGGATAGGCATTTTCGAGATCATCATGTTGCAAACGGTAATAACCGCTCGGGATGTTCCTTGGGTGCTCCAAGAATGCGTCACTATCATCAATCTCAAACCGCCACTCATCATCCGCGCCGCGCCCCCAGCCCGTCTCGCGCCAGATGTCGTCAGCGTTCCCGCCCGCTTTCTCCAAGTCTTCCGCTTTGCGAAGCTGGACTAAATCGGCGGTCTTAGCGCCCTTACCCGCGAGCATGCCCATCCCACCAGCCGGCACAAGTGGCAGCAGGCCTAGCGCGGCAAGTCCCGCATTCGCCCAAGTCCGATCTTCTGGGCGCTTAACCATCCCCGTCACGTCACCAAGCAGCCCGGCAACATCCGAGACGACCGGGACCGGCGCCATGCTCGTTGCTAGCAACCCGGCTTCTACCGGGTTTTCTCGTGCAAATTCGAGGAGCCCCGGCACTACATTATTTCGCCTGCCAAGCGGCGCGAGGTCGCGTTGGTTTTTCTTGAGCATCATGCCGCCTCAGTCGCTCAAATTGATGTCGCCCTGCCCGTCGCGCGAGCCCGCCGCCATCTTCAATTGTTCCAATTCAGCCTCCATCACCAGCTCCCGCTCGCGGAATTGCTGATCGACGGCCATCTTCTCAACATCCAATTGATATGCCCGCTCGGCCTGGCGCTCGGCGGCCTCCAGCTTCATGCCCTCAATCGCGCGTTGCTGTTCCAACTGTTGCTGGAACTGCTGCTCTTGCATCGCCGCGTTGCGCTGAGCCTCTTGGGCTTTGATCTGCTGTTCTGCCTGGAGCCTCTGAGCGGCAAGAGCGGAATCGGCTTGTAATTTCTTCTCCGCCATGGCCGCCTCGGCTTGCATCTTCTGGCCGTCCATTTGCTGCTGCATTTGGAGCTTCTGCATCTCCATTTGCATCTTGCCCTGAGCCTCAACCACCTTCGGGTCTTGCCCCGGCGGTTGCGGCGGCATCGGGTTTTTGTCCGGGTCGGTGAAGAAAATATCAACGTCCGGCAAGTCCGCCGCCTCGACCATCTTCTCCAACGTGTTGTAATAGTTCCTCATGGTGACCAGCGGGTTTTGCATCCCCGCGACCTGTAGGATCTGCTCCTGCTTCTGAGCGATCACCATATAGCGCTGCATCTGCTGGTCACGATTGCCGGTTCCCAAGCCAACAGACACCTTGATGTCCATATTCGCGTTCCACGAGCGCGGGTCCATCGGCACCCAATTGCCGCGAAGGCGAATGATCCGCTCTTTGTCCTGGTGCTTGGTCACGAGATGGAGCATCAACCGGGCCAGTTGCTTGAACCCCGTCTCCGCATACACGCGCGTGATAAGTTCGGTTCGCTCGCGGCCCTGATTGCTGTCCTCGCGGACCTTTTCCGCCGTCTCCGGCTGCAATGCGTTCGGATTAAGATCCGGCCCCATCGGGGTGACGCCCGTGCGGCGGACCAATTGGCCATCAACATATTCGAGCATCGGAAAGGCGCGCTGGCCTTCCCATGTCGTCTGGAGCGGCACGATCGCGTTCGGCCCCTTGGCGCGGATGATGGCGTCCGGCGCCTGGTTCAACACGTCGTTGAAAAACTCCGGTTCAATCTGGCTCATGTCCACGACTTTGCGCGGGAAGACGGAGTGATAAAGCCCGTCCATCATCATCCGCAGTAAGGTCGACTTCCACCGCTGGACCTCTCGCGACCCGTCCTCCATTGACAGCCCGATGCGGCGATGCGGCAGGATGATCGGCGTTAGGTCGCAGAACGGAAGCAATCCCTCGTGCTTGTCATTCTCGAAAATAACCGGAGAGTCCGGACCGTTGCCCATGACCACTCGCCGCCATTCGGTCTCGCCGTCGCCGTCATAATCGAACTGGATATAGACCTCATAGATCCGGCACAGTTGCGCCGCCTCATCCGTGGCGTCGTTGTCGTCATCGTACTCGAGGTCGTCAAACCGCTCTTCGGTTTCCTCATACAGACTATCGTCGGCGCTCAGGCTCTCAACTTCCGTCTCGTCATATCCGCGCTTCAACAGGTCGCTCTTCGATACCCGCGTGCGCCGGGCCACCATGCGCGCATCTTCCAAAGACTTGGCGCGGCTGTTGGTCAAGAACTCTTCGGGCGCAAGAGCCTCCATCTTGATTTCGCCGCTGGTTTTGACGCGGCGGATCTTGGTGTCAAAGAGCATCGTCGGCTCTTGCATCGATATAACCCCGCCAACATCCCCCGGCATCGGCGCTTGAGGCATGCCGCCAGCATCCGGCCCCATCGGCTGCGGTGGCATTTGCGGCTCGGCGGGCATTTCAACCTCCGCCGGGTACTCTTCAATCTCTTCAACCGTCACGCTCTCATCGTTGACGATCTCCGTCATCTCATCAATGCTAAGGCCGGTATATTCCTCGGTGACTTCGGTTTCGGATTCCTCCCACCAGACATGAAGCACGCTGTTCTTGTAAATCAGCGGCGATTTCATCCAATCGAATATCTGCCGGAAATTGCCCTTGCGACGCATCAGCCACGAGACATAGTCCGTCGCCTGTTGCGCCGCCTCTTCGTCCTCTTCGCCTTCGGGCTCAAATCGGAACACCTGATCCGTGCCGAGAAACACCCGCACCAATGACGGCATGACCGTTTCGACCGTCTCGTACACGTCACGGGACATGACCTTCGATCGTCCCGGGATGCTCGGCAAAGTCGATTGCTCGCCCATGTAATAACGCCAAGCGGTGGCGCGTTCGGACGACAGCTCGTCATTGTCATACCCAATAGACGAGCGCAGTTGCGACGATAACGCCGCCCTAAGCTTGCTATCGGATCGGGAAGAATCAGACATTGGCGATCTTTCTCGGGCGCCCGCGCTTGCGGGGCATGATTTCAACGACCGCCCCAGAAACATCGGCTGGCCGCGTTTCCAGATCCTCGACGCGCTCTTCGAGAGCGGCAGACTTCGCACGGAGATCCGAGATCAGATCAAGCGCAGCCGTGAGGGATTGATCCAGCCGCGCAACGCGGACAGCTAGTGCTTGAGACATTTACAACCTCTTTGGGATGGGGGCGTTACTCGACCCAGCTTGTATTGACGTTGATGGGCTTGTGCGGCGCGGGCTTCGTCCTGGCCTTGCGCTTCATCATCACCGCGTACCTGGTCGCATCCATCAGATCATCGCGTTCCTTGACGATCTTGCCGTCCTTGCGATGATAGATACGGAACTCTTCCCACCACTCATTGAGGTGAGCGAACACCTTAAACCGCCCCGTTTCCATCCTTTCCAGGATCTCCATGAGGCCGGCCTCGACGGATACGCCGCCGTCATCGAATTGCGCTCTATCAGACAGCATCTTCAGCCCGTGACCACGATACTGCTCGACAAGCGGCGTTGCGCCGTCCCTGCCGTGGCTCCCAGCGTCCGAAGGCCAGGCCACGGGCATCCAATCACCCTTGGCCTTGATCGTCGCCGCGTGCATCGCCGGGACGGCCTCGCTCTTGCGGTAGGCGTCCGTGACGTAGATCGTGTCCGTGTCCTTGTCCCATGCCAGCCAAACGGCGGTTGTCGGGTGATTCCAGCCCAAATCCATGCCCACGATGCGCGCCCAATGCGGCGGGATCGGACACGGCGCGATGGTGATTTCTTCTTCCGAGATCGGATAGACGCGACCCGAGCCCATGATCGGCGTGCCCTTGGTCCGCGCTTCGCGTTCGTGCTTTGGGTAGCTGGCGATAATCTTCTCACGCTGTTCCGGCGAGTAGTGCTCGGCGTCCTCGATGGTCATCTGAGTAACCGAGCGGTCAGGGTTTTCCTCCATCAAAAACCTCACCACAACATCGGACATGCCTTTGAGCGGCGTGAACGTCATCCAAATCGGCCCTTGCGTCGTATTCGTGCGCGTCAGCCCCTCGGTGAAGATGTCAATCGGCGGCTCTTCATCAAACCAGCAAAAGTCGAGCGTTTCGCCCTGGAACTTCTCCCGCCCCTGATTGTACGACTTCAGCGTTAATTGGCTTTCATCGCCCGACACATGACGAACCTTGATGACGCCCTTCAAACCTGGCGTGCCGAGAGCGGAATCAGCGCTGATCACATCCGCCTGCGGGATCGCCCCCGTCCCCCAGGGCTCAACGCGGCCCAACAGCAACCGTTGGATGGTGTCGCGGACGACCTCGCCCGTCTCTCCCGCCGCCCAGCCAATCACAGGCTTTTTGAAACGTTTGCCTTCCCACCAATCCGGGTACTTCCCAGTCAGGTGCATCGCGCACTCGAAAGCCCCCGCCCAGGACTTCCCGAGCTGGTTGCCCGCCATGAACAGCCGCTCGCGGACCGTCTCGTGGTGAAAATCTTTCTGCTTGGAATAAGGCCGGTATCGGGCGAGAAGGTTAGTGTCGAGTCGCCTCTTCCGTTCCGTTTGCAGCCGCGCCAGTTCCACCAAGAGCGGAGTCAACGGCGTCCCGGAGTTCTCCGATCCGCTCGATAAGCTCGGCATCGGTCAGCTCTTCCAACGGGTTGATTGTGACATTGAGATCCTTCGGCAAGATGCTGGCCAAGACCTTGACGTAAGCAACGGGGCTGTCCTGGCGGCATTTGACGATCGCGTCGGCGCCATGCTCGTTGAAGTCCTCGTGAAGCGCCTCCAAGAACGCCTCGCCTAGCTTGTTGCGAACGCCTTTGCCGCGCCCCCGAGGGTTGCCGGATTGGCCGGGCTTGAACTGATGAGCCTCCATCGCTTTTGGAAGCTGCCTTTTGGCTGTACCCGCAGGTTTACGCCCAGCCATGAAAGACCACCGTCACGGTTGCGTCGTAGCGATTTGACGTGTCGTCGGGCGGGGCGAAGGACACGGACTTACACCGGCGAACCTGCCGGCCAGTCTCGACGATCCTCGCGCGCATCCAAACCGGGAGATCGAAAAAGTCGCGGGCAAGTTTATCAATTTCGTCACCGTCCCACGCATCAACCATCAGACGCTTCGACCTTCTTCCGGCTCCGGCGCTTCGTCGGTGCGTGTTCCTCGACCACTCCCAGCGCTTGGCGGTCGACGGCCTCGATGGAGATGGGTTGGCTTCCACCATTCGCCCGGCATCCATAGTGACGGTAGCTTGTGGCGTCGATTGCGGCCTCCAGGACTTGTCGCTCGGATAGGGCGCCCTTGAGGATCAGCGGCTCGTCGTCGGCGCGCTCAATATACGTTACTTGGGAAAGCATGTTGCTTCCTTTCAAACGATTGAAGTCTTGGGCTTACCAACCCCTCACTCACCCGCGATCTTCGCGCGATATTCTTCGACCAGCGCCTCGGTGCGAGGGTGCCCGATGTACTCCAGGGCCATTTGGTTCATCCCGATATCGTGCTCGACGCAAAGTGGCATCCACAGGTTACCGGTCGCGCAACACTGCCATTGAAATTCGCCTCGATTCTCGCAGCCGGAAACGCAGCACTTGAGACGCCGGATGCCGATTTGCGTGTATGGCTTTCGGCGCATCCCTCACCTCACCAATGCCGTTAGATGACCGAGCCGCCGCCATTGATATCTCTTGCGCCCTCGATACCGCTTCGTTCCGTGCCGTTCATGTCGCTCTCCATATCCCTCACGCCTGGTTGACGGTGGACCTTGTTTAAGATCCCAGGCGCTTGGACTGCTCCGGGTCATTCCGGGGCGAGTCTCGATGTTGCGTTTCGCTTGTGCGTGCCCCGCAGGATCTCCCGAAGGCGCTTCGTCGCCGGGACTCGCCGGAGCTTCCTGCACATTTTTACCGACACGTTATCCCGCCTCGCGAGCTTGAGCGTCACAAAACGCCTCCATCATGTCGGTTGATTGAATTCACGATCGCAGACCCGGAGGGTTGGCGTACTCGCCGCTTTACCCTGACCGAAGCCACCCGGACAGATCCTCGCAAAGGCTGGCTAACCTTGATCGCAATCGTGAAACTGGTCCGAGTGGCTATCCGTTTGCTTCCCGCCGATCGAGGAAAGTGCCTTCCAACGCGAGCGCCGGATTTTTCTTTGCGTTGATTTCACTTAGCGCGAGATTGCCGCCCTGGCGCCGCACGGCTTCGCTCTTCTCGGTCCACCCCAACTCTCTCGCCCGCTTTTCTCGTGATATTTTTTTCGCCTTGCACTCGATAGAAAACCTTTGCTTGGGTTTGGCATTGAATGGTCGACGGCGGACCAATCGAGACCATTCAGGGTTATCTTTTTTTGTGTCTTTGGGCCAAACATTGTGGACTTGCATGAGTCCTCCATTATGCCGGTTGTCTGGAGCGTCCCGTCGGATTCGAACCGACGATCGCGGGGTGGAAACCCACTGCCTTACCGCTTGGTTAGAAACGCTGGAATTGATGATGCGGGCCGAGCGTTGCGCGTGGGTCGCTGGCTTCCCGGCTTCCTCTCCTATCCCACGCGCCGCCGCATCAATGACCCGGCACCAACGACGCCGGCCAGGAACATCCATACGGTCAATGCCGGTTGGCAGCCTTCTTGGCCCCGTACATATCGACGATCATGCAGGCCTCGGCGATGCAGTCCTGGGCGTCAAGCAAATCGTTCATCCATCCCTCTATTTCTTCTGGGATGTCTTCGCCGTATTTCTCGCTAACCCACGCCGAGGCCGCCTCAATACCCCTGTACAGCGCACCGTCCGCCGCGACGATCTCCGCATCCAGCAAGGCCACGTAGTCTGCGATCAATGCTTTGAAGAGTGGGTGTGACATTCGCCCTCACGACCAAATTAAATGATTGAGGCATCAACGGGGCGCGGCCCTCCGCCTCGATACCTTCCGCGCGGCTGGTGTGTCCGTGCCAGGACGTTTGAATTGAAGGACGGGACCGAAGCCCCGCCGGGTGGCTCCTACTACCAGGTTGCGCCTGATTCAGAGCGGGAATCAAAAACCCGCCGCCGATTGCTCGGGAGCGGGTTGATTTTTGTGTCACCACTGGACACTGACGAAAGTATGCCACTCAGCATCACGCTATGTCAACCCATAGTGTCTCGCTAATGCATCAAGCGCTAGACGTAGTACCGCGATGCCCGATTGCGGGATGTCGCCGCGCCCTCTTGCCCAATCCGATGCGCTGCCGTCCAGCAAGGCGACGTGAACCAGGATCGGCGATAGCTCGACACCAACGGCGCGCGTGGCCTTCACATAACGAGCACTCGCCAGCGCGGCCATGTCGGACATCTCGGGATTGCCCTGCCCCGCCTGGCCATAGGTGCCGGTCACCGCCATTTGACGCCCGGCCATCTCCCAATCCGCCCGCAGCTTTAGCGCCGCGTCCGATTGCTTGACCGTGATTTGCTTCTTGTGCCGGTAGCGGTCGATCATGGACACCGTGATCACCCTCGCGCCCTTCACGCCGGCCTGAATGGTTTCGCGCCTCTCGATTACGTCGCCATGCTGATAGCGCTCTTTCGGCCCGACATCGGCCAATGCGAGAGCGGGCGGGCGATCGGCTTTGTTTTTCTGCTTTTGCTTCGCGGACTTCCTGCCCATATCGCTATTCCTCCTCCGCTATCCGATTGTTTCGTGAGTCGACTTGCGCCTGTGCCGCGCGGATGAATTCCGCAGGCGCGGCGAGCCGCTGGTCCAGCATCCACCCGTCGCGGCCCTTCCATGCTCGTATCGGACCGAGGACGCTCACAGCCTTCTGAAAAGCCGTCTTCGGCTTCGCTATCCCATCAGCCTCGGCAAGGGTGCAGCCATAGGCCCGGGTGATGCTGAATTCGTGGCGGAACCAGCAATCCGGGACAGCGAAGGTTGGGAGCTTGGTCATTCGGCGGCCTCCGCTATAAGGTCGAGGCTATCCACCGTCGCGATGCGCTCACCAATCCAACGGACCACCGGCACCGCCATGCTGTTTCCAAGGGCCTTGTATCGATTGCCGTCCGCCGCTGGCTTTCCGCGATAGGTGATGGCGGTATAGCCTCGCGGAAATCCTTGTAAAAATTCACATTCGACGGGCATTAATCGCCGGACGGCGGAGTCAATGCGAATGCCGGTCTGGCGTGAACTGGTTTCGCTCTGGGGGTGCGCTTGAATTGCCCTGAGCGTCGGGGCTATGTCTGCTGCATCCCCGCCGTCGTCCTTGCACGAAAAGGCGACCATTGGGGCCGAACCGCTCGCCCGGTCAGCGTTTGTGCCGATCGTTCCACTGATCTCGCCGACATCGAGGTTTGATCCACGTGTCTGAAAAGCAACAGCGTGCTGCGCGCCCGCCTGCAGGGTGAACACGGCTTGCCCTCGTTCGGAAACCGTGAACGCTGGGTCACCTGGATTCCCCACGCCATGGCCGGGAGCCCCACCGCTACCTCCTTCAGCGCGGTTATTGGTTATCTTCTCGCCGCGACTGGCTTGGCGAAGGTCGATGGGAATGATCGGCGTTCCGCGCCCGGTCCCATCCTCCGATGCGTCGCAGCCATCCCCGCGCAGGGTGTGGGTGACAAGCGTTTCGCATTTCGCATTAATGCGTCCAGAGCCGCCATGGGCATTTAGACACATCGCAACGACGGGGTCTTGGCCTCGGCTCTCTCCGGCGCGCTCTACGCCGTGGCCACTCGCTGTAAAACTTGGTGCAGTTGGGGCGGCAACCTCTTCCCCCGCTTCTCGGCTCGGCGGAGGATGCCCTGACAGGCTTTCCGGCTCAAAAAGTACCGCCGCGGCACGTCTCCAGTCTCCAAGATATCCGACAACGAACACGCGCTTCCGTCGCTGGGCCAAGCCGAAATATTGAGCGTCAAGGACTCTGTAGGACCACCCATACCCGAGTTCGCCCAGCGCCCCGAGGAAGGCTCCAAAATCCCTTCCTCCGTTCGATGACAGGACGCCGGGCACGTTCTCCCAGACCATCCAACGGGGCCGATAGCGGTCAGCAATGGCAAGATATGTGAGGGCGAGGTTACCACGCGGATCATCCAATCCCTTTCGGAGTCCGGCGACGCTGAAGGACTGGCAGGGGGTTCCTCCAACGAGAACATTGATGTCTGCATCGGGCCACTCCTTGAATTTGGTCATATCGCCCCAATTCGGGACATCGGGGTAGTGGTGAGTAAGGACGGCGGACGGGAACGGCTCGATTTCGGAGCAAGCGACGAAGTTCCAGCCGAGCGGAGTCCATGCCGCTTCAGGCGCACCTATTCCAGAACAGACGGACAGGACGTTCATTCAGCGGCCCTCATGGCGCCGCCCTTCATCGCCTTGGTCCGCGCCACCATGCCATCGGACATCGCACGCAATCGCTCGCCGATCTCACGCACCTCCGCCGCCTTGGCCGGGGCGCGTTCCTGACGCTGCCGTTCCAAGGCCTGTTCATGCGCCGCTTTCCCACGGGCGGCTTTCAGGCGGGATAGCGTATGGCGGCGGGCAGAAAACTCGCTGGCGACCTGATCCCGGATCGTCGCTGGACGGGGGAAAAACTCGCAACTCTTCGTCACCTTCGCCATCGCGGACCGCAGCAGGTCAATCGGCAAATCCGACAACGCATGGACGTAGAGCGGCATGGCGTCTTGCAGGTTCAATTCTTTCGGAGGCGTCCACATCACCAGCGTCTTGCCGAGAACAACCGCGACATCCTCCGGTTTAGCCGGGGCCAGCATTCGCTCGACAACGGCAATAGCTCCGTCCACGTCGTCAAGCGACACCGGCACCGATTGGTCGGCCTTCCACACCGCCAACCACGAAGGCGCTTGCCAAACCTCGTCTGATCGCGTCTCCAGAACCCCCGCCGCCCGAGCTACCGCCTGCGCCATAAGAACCCTCCATGATTTTCGTGAAACTCTTCGCTTGAAGGACGAAATCAAAGTCCGCCTTCCACCCTCGGTCGTTATGGCCAAGCAGGAACGGCGATCCTCGGATGTTCTTGATCGCGGTTCGCCAGCCATCGATGCCGCCGCATTCCGCCAGCCTTGCCGTCAGAGCCTTTCGCCGCGTCGGATTGAGCAACTGCGCTTTCGCCAGCCCAACCTCGCTTGCCAAGTCGTTAAAGGCTCGGAAAGCCAGATCGATATCCGGATCGGCATCGGGGCGGGCCGGCGCGGTCACGCGCCCTTCCTCCTTCCCTTCCTTTCCCTTCCCTTCTATTTCCCTTCCCTTCCCTTCCCCACGTGCGGGTACTGGATTTGCACGTGCGGGTACTGGATCGGCATCGGTTAGGTCGGGTATTTTGCTCTGCTGTTCACGGACGTTCACATGCTGATGCTCGGAAAAGGACGGTATCCAGCCATATTCTTCACCGTTCACGGCGTATCGTTGAACGAACCCGGCACCGGACAAAGCATCGAGAAGCGCCGCAAAGTCCACTTCGTCATATGGCAGCACGTCGAGCTTGATGGTTCGGGGACGCCATTTGAATCGGCCCTCCCGATCGGCAACCGTCCAAAGCCCAGCGAATGCCAAGCGGACCGGAAAGCCGGTTTCTTGCTCAAGATCGAACAACTCTTCATGGGAGAAGAATTCCGGCTTTATTGAACGGATGCGCGCCATGCTACCCCCTCGCCGCTAGGTCTGCGGACGATGCCGTGGGGATGTGAGTGCTGGCATGCCACATGCGGCCATGCGTCTCGCGCGGATCGGGCTCTACGTTGTCTCGACCAAAGCCGCGCCCCCAATCAAAGTCCACCGGGGCTTTCTTGACGCCTCGGTCATTAAGCCCTGCAATGCCGCCTATTATTTTCGGCTTTAGGGCCTTCTTGGCTTTCAAATAACCAGTGACCTGGCCGTGCGTGAATTTGAGACTGGCGGCGATATCGGTTGGCCGCTCGCCTTTTTGGTAGCGCCGGATGATGTCCTTGCCGTGAACCGCGATCCTCGCGTCATTAAGGATTTTGCAAATTAAAGCCCGCCGTAACCCCCAAGCTTTGCTCAGTGCAACGGGCGACGCACCGGCTTTATATGCGGCAACGATTTCAGCGTCTCTTTTGTCTCGATCAAACATCTCAAATCTCCACTTCATGAAGCATTCGGGTTCCCTCGGTCGCGAAGGCTAGCCAAGCGTCTCGCTTGCCATGGAGCATGTCCGCGCCCCGTTGCTGGCCCGGTTCCGCGCGGTCATAAGCTCGCCATGCCGCCGTGATCCCGTCCTCGTATGCTTGGAGTGCGGCGGTTCGCAGTGTGAGCGGCTGCCGGGCGTCCAGTTCTTCTATGGACGGGAGGTGGATGACTTGGCCCATCCGTCACGTCTCCCGTATGTCGATGTCGTATTCGGCCTTCATCCACTTGCGCTTGAGCCGGTAGATGTCGGTCTTCGTGGCGTTGCCGCCCTTCACGTCCTCGACGATGTATCGATTGCCTTCGAGATAGGTGAAGTCGGCCTTGTACGACGCGATCTTGTCGCCGGCCTTGCCGTGCAGGGGAAACGGGACCTGGCGTCGTAAGTCGGTGATCTCTCCGGCTTGCTGCCGGGCTTTGAGAACCAGCCAGCGCTTGGACTCCTTCACGCTGTCAAACCAGATACCGTCGACCTGGACGCGGCGGTTGTTGTACTTGGCGCGCTTTTTGGGCACACCGATCCCGAGCGCGGCGGCGTCCCGTTCTGTGATCACCGCCGCCATGCCTAACCCCGGCCCGCGCTTGTGTTGTCAAAGACGGAAACGCCGGTCAGACGGGCAATCGCATCGCCAAGCGCTTTCATGCCGCCGCTGTAGCAATTGGACTTAAGAACATCCCATTGCTCGCCTGGGACGTAATCGATGATTTGTGCGGCGACCCTTTCAACCGCTTCAATCTTCAGGTCATTTGTTTCGGCGGCTAAGGCGCGTTTTGATGCGCCGGACATGCGGGCCGAAACCCGTTCACCCGCCTGAGCTTTGGCGATGATATCCTCGCGATCCGGCTCATCCATCTTGGCCAGGGCGTCTAGCTCAACGCCTTTGTCGAGGGATGTCCCGGCCACCCGCTCAACGTCTGGAATGGCTTCGGCGCGGGCGACCTTGCGGTTGATGTCTTGTTTGGATTGCCCGGTTTTAACGGCGGTTTCAGATGCAAACTCCGTTTTGCCGCGCCCTCCTAAACTGGAACAATTTGTTCCACTATTCGCCCGCGCCTCAAAAAGCTCCTTCCGCCTCGCGAGGTGCGCCGCCTCTTCCGCTGGCGACAGCCCCGCGCGCATCAGGTTCTCGTCAATCTCCCATAGCTCGCGGTCGATTTCGTCCATGTCCACGAAAAAGCATGGAACTTCATCCCAGCCCAAGGACTCGGCGGCGGCGAGGCGATGACGCCCCGCCACCAGATAGGCCTCTGTCGGATCTGGCGACCAAACGTGAATCGGGTTTTGAAGCCCGATTTCGCGCATGGATTCAGCGAGTGCGCCAACGCGATCCTTAACCAAGGCGCGATGGCGCTCGCCGACGACAAGGCTATCTATGTAGACTTCGCCGAGACGCATCATTTGGCCCTCGGCAACGGGCCGCCGTCAAATTCAAACCGAGCGGCTTTCCGATTTTGCCGCGCCGCATTCCACGCTTGAATGATGTAAGCGAAGATGTTGCGCGGTATGATTTTTTCGCCATTCGAGCGGGTCAGCTTTTCCCGCAGTTTAAAAGCGGGGTCCGACCTACTCGTAAAACCAATGCCGTTGGCGACTTTTTCAAAAAACGCATCCGCTTCAGCACGGTTTTTGCCAGCACAGATATAGTGCGCCGCCAAGGCAACGGTCGGATTGGGCAGACTGTTCCGGCCCCACCAGTCCAAGACGACCCGGCTTTTTTGAAGATCGGCGAGCTGAAGATAATAATTGTAGAGGTCGGCGTTGGTAAGGCGGTTTGAGGCATGCCCTCCCGAGTTGCCCGTTCCAGCGGCAAACCCGCTATTGTACAGGTATATCCACTTTGTCGCGGCTGACATCCCGCTATAATTCGGCACGCCGTTAATGGCAAAGACATCGCTCCCCGTCCGCCTTCGCCCCGTGTCGATCTTATCAAACACCTCATCGACCACGCCGAATGCCACCATGGCCTCAACCGCGCACCCGGACTCAACGATCGCCGAAAGGCGGTGTTGGCCGTCAATCAAGCGCCCCTTGTTGGAGAACATGATCGGGCTCGGCGCGAACATCCACGCCCCCCGTTTCATTTCAGCGGCGAGATTGCTGACGTGTCCCTTCGAGAGCGGCCTGTTGGAGGTGTTGTACTCCATCATCGCGCTGGCGATTTCAGAAGTAATAATCATCTTGACGGGGTCGACGGGCGCACTGTCCACCAGCCAAGCAATTTTTTTCGGCGCGGCGGTCTTAGTGTTCGCCGCCGAAAGTCGCGGCTCTTGTTCACGCGAAAAGACATTAAGCATTCGTACTCTCCCGTTGTTATGGTGTTTGCACCCGAAAGCCCCGACGCCATCACACGTTCGGGGTGGGGAAAATCCCCCTGGTGACGACGTGCCACCAGGGGAGTTACAGGGAGGAAACGTGCGACGCTTCGGCCATGGGGATAGCCGCCCCGCGTCGCCGGGGATTACGTGATCTCCAGTTGCATTGAGTCTTGGGTTGGCTTGGGGGTGGGGTCGGCGAATAGGCGGGGCTGTCTCAGCGCCTCACGCATCCGCTCGCAAGCAATGTCGAAATACGTCTCGTCAATCTCTATGCCGATGAACTTGCGGCCTAGATTGAGCGCGGCAACGCCAGTGGTGCCGCTGCCCATTGTTGGGTCACAAACCGTGCCTCTGGTCCAACCAATCACTTGCTCTAGAAGCGCCACTGGTTTTTGAGTTGGATGCAGTAAATTGTCGGTCCGCGTGGCGTAGACCACATCTGCCGGCCTGCCCTGCGGAAAGTCATGAAGGTCCCCCGGCCAAAAACACATCCCCTCGGTCTGACGCGCGTGTTCGTGATGTAAATCACCCATCGACCAGTTGTTTTTCACCCAGGTAATGAAACTCCTGGGGCTAACCGTGGTGCCAAGATTGTTCCATCGGCAGAACACGTACTTGGAATGTTTAACCGGGAGCCCGCAAACCCAGTCAAACAACTCAACGTCTGAATCGCCTTCAATTCGTGCATGCGCCACTTGGCGGTAGGCCGATTTAAACGCCATGCCGAATGGAGGGTCGGCGACCACCACGTCAAGATCACCAAGCGTGGGGACGATTTCTCGGGCGTCGCCGAGAAGCAGTCGGGCAGCCCCAATGGTAACGTCAGCTTTTATCACTGCGCGCCTCCAGCACCTCTGATCGGTGCTCGGCGATGTGGTTGGACCGCGACATCGCCTCCAGGTTTTCAATTGCGTCGTTTAGTGGGTTTCGGTCTTTGTGGTGAACAACCCAGCCGCGCGGGACGGGACCGTGCGCGGCCTCCCAAACAACGATGGCCCGCTCTCGCCACGAGTTAGGATTCGCGATTTTTATGAATGCCCTGGGCGAGCCGTCACGGCTGCGTCTTCGTGTTCGCACCGAGCCAACTGGTAGTATTTTTTTGGACTTTTGGCCCGGCCTAAACTGCGTAGCGGGGGAAAGGTGAATTCCTTTCAATCCCTTGTTCCAGGGTGAACCGCCTTTGGTGAATTGGCCCCCAGTTGTGCCAGAGGCCTTTCGCCAGATGCGATAGCATGCCTGAGAGCAAAAACGGATCGGACGCGATCCCGCCTTGTCGCGCACAAAGTCATCCCCGCACTGTTCGCAGGTCCATTTAGCCATTGGAGGGCTTCTCCACTTCTTGCCGTCGAGTTTCTGGGTCGCCAGGCTTCACAACGATTTCACCGCTCGCAATTTTTCGTCGGCGGATCTCGGCAATGGCCACGTCATAGGACAGGCGGGAGTCTTCGGCTTCGTCGTAAGTCATCACGCGCCTCCCGTTTCAACGGCGCTTCTGAGCGCGGCTAGCTCTTCCTCGATCGCGAAAATCGTTCCAAGGATGCGGGCGGAGTCTTGCGGGGTGCGTGTTGCGCCGCCGGGTGAATCAGGGTGGGAAGTCGCGCGGATTTCCGCCGATATCTCGCCAACCTTCTCGACCAGCGCCAGAACATGATCGGCAACCGGAAGGGTCTTGCTCTCAGGCGATGTCCGGCCCGAAAGGAACAACGACAAAATCGTTTGGCCCGCGAAGTCTTCCAGGTCCGCCATGACATCGGCGGGCATGAACTTCCCCCGCTGGTTGGGGTTCCCGTAGTCGTAGAGCTGGCTTTGCCCAACGCGGGTTATGTTGACGGCACACTCCGGCCCGCCGCACTGGTCAATCAAAAGCTTCGTGCGTGCCTTGATGGCGAGATAGATCGGGTCGCCCAAGCGGCGTGCGGAATTCTGGTCAATCATTCCGCATGACCTCCCCCGCCCCTGTCTCTACATACTCAGGCATGGATACGGATAGAACTGACGACGGGGCCGGACGCGGGGAGGAACGCCCGGCCCCGTCTATCAACAGCGGCGCTTTGGCGGTGCAGCCAGCCGTCGAATGCGAGGGGTTTGTGAGTATCGGCATGGCGGCGCGGAACGTGGTTGACGGCATCACGCGGCCTCCTCCCGGTTCTGTAATCGCCACCGACGCAGCAATGCAATCGCCCGCGCTTTGGCTCGTTGGGTGTATTTGGCGCTGCTGGAGCCATCGGTGAGGCGGTCCCAAACATCAAACGCCGTCACGACATCTTCCGCCGTCACGAATACGTTGCTGTTGGGGCCATCGCTCACGCCGCTTCTCCCTTTGCAGGGGCGGGGTGCTCGGGGTCGAAGTCGATGCCCTTGGCGGCGCACATAGCCCGGATCGTGGAATGGCGCTGCCAAGGGAACCAGTTGTCGGCTCGCCAGTTGGTGACCGCCTGCTTCGTCACGTCGAAGGCGACGATCATTGCTCGGGTGCCGCCAAGGGCATCGATGACCTGAGATACGTTCATGGGGTTATTATGGTAAAGGAAAGATTTACGTCAATCAAAAATTTACTATTGACTGACATCCGCTTGCTTTCGGCTAGAATCCAGCCATGAGCAGCAGGTCATACAATCCGCCGGGACTCGCTGAGCGTGTCTGCCGGATCATGGATGCCAACAAACTCGGGCCGACAGAGTTTGGCGCTCGGGTCGGCGCGACTCGCCAACGAGTCAAAAATTGGCAAAAAGGAATTAACGGCGTTCCCGTGGACATGGCCGTAAAAATAAGATCAGAATTCGGTGTAACGCTTGATTGGCTTTACACGGGCGACGACAAGTTTATGCCGCTAGGCACGGCAAGGTCTTTGGGGTTGGCGCCCTCATCGGGAACAGAAAAATAATATCACCCCGCCCGTAATGTCCGGCAAGCCCACCATATTCTTCCAGATGACGAATCTGGAGGGTGCAATGATACTTAAAACCGAATTGCAGACCGCGCCGCTGGATCTCGCGAAAGCGGTGATAGAAAAAGCCCAAGCCACCTTTGAAGACATGGGCGCAACCATCTTGGTCACTGGCGACTTCGATGCATTTCAGGCTGTCGATCGCGATGGCGCTTTGGTTTTTGGTGGGTATAACCCCGGCATCACCAACGCGACCCGTGGCGTGTCTGTCGTGGTCAGCGTCGATGGGGTGGCCGTCGCGACTGGCGCGGCGGGCCTGTTCGAGACTTACGAGCGATCGATGGCCGAGCTAATCCATGAAATTGGCATCTATCAATCTCCATCGACGGATCGCATCACCCTTTCAGGTGACTGCCTGGATTGGCTTTCAAGCGTTACCGGACGGGTCATGTATATCGGCGGGATATGGGTTCGCAAGGACTATAGGAAAACCCGGCTGTCTCACACCGTCGTTCCCCTAGTCCCGCTCATTACCGCTGCCATCGCCGCGCAAGTGTGGCGCGCCGAACATATGGTGAGTTTGGTCGAGAACGCGATCGTCACCGAAGGGATCGCGGATCGTTACCGCGCTTGGTTTGCCCGATCGGGCGCGATGTGGCGATTGAATGGCCGGGATGTCCCCATGGTGCTTGCCTACACCGCGCCGATACAGGCGATCATGGACGCCAAGGGCTTCATCCGCCAAGGTATGGAATACCTTTAAACGCCGTTGTCACGGTCTGCGAATTCTGGTTTGAGCCCGGCCGCCGCGTAGGGATGGTTAGAACCGTGAAGTGCAGTTCTTGACGCTGCACGAAGTAGAAACTCGGCTCGCCCGTTAGGATAGCTCGCCAGTTTCGCTGCGCTGAATCGCGGCCAATCTCTCGGTCGGAAATCTCCGTGACTTTCTGATTTTGGTCGGCGGGCTTCACGATTGGAATGGAACCACCGATACCGCCAAAGTAAAGCTCGCCGCCTTTCTCATAGACGACCGTCACCCGGTCTGTAACACGGGACAATCGATCGACGACGCATTCATGGGTGCGCGTGTCGGCGGCTATCTGCGCCAATGCCTTAACGTTCTCAAATCGGTCGTCGAGCGCGGCCAGCCTCTCGGGCGGCAGGGCAACTGAAACTAAAGGCGGCACTGAAACACCAACCTTATCGATCTCGATGCCATCTAAAAGCATGGTGGACGCTATCTTTTCAAGCGTGCTGATACGCGCCTTTATCACGCCGTCCTGAGACAGCAGGCGATTGAGGGTTCGGGGGCTAAGTCCCGCCCGCTTGGCAATTTCGTCATGGCTTCTCTCAGCCAATGCCGCCGCCGCCCGAAACTGTGAAACTGTGAATCTCATGAGCCCCTCGCTACTAAGCCCAAGATACCATATTAATTGTCGTTTGAAACGACATTTATGTTTGACGCGCCCTATGTGCACACATAACGTCACCTTAGATATAGGAAATGAATTTGTTGTGTGGGGCAAAGATGAACAAAAAATTAATGCGCAAAGACTATGCCATCCGCCGCCGAGTGATTGGCGCTATGCTTGTGGCCCCAGCTCTTTCCTTTTCATCATCAGCTAATGCATCTCCCCACGGTGGCTCTGTCGCGCGAGCGATCGATGCGCTCAGAAATCCCGACCCCGAACTGCACACCGTAGGCACCGCACGAGACATGGCGCGCATCGCTGATATGCTTGAGCTTGGCGGGTAAATTTTTCCTGTACATTCTCCCTTGACGGTAAATTTTTGATTTACTATTATCTCCCCATGACCACCGCACGACGCGGCCCGGTTAAGAGGGAGAGAGAACGTGGAACTCAAATCACAGAAGATTACCTGGAATATCGCTAGGCGGATCAAGGACGCGGTTATCAAGCACCGCTTCGCCGACGATAGAGACGCCCTAGTAGAGCGTGAGCGCGTATTCGCCGACGCCGTCTATCGAGATGTCTACAAGGCGCACCTAAAAAAGATGGAGGCGTTGCCGGAAGGCTGGCTCCAATCGCAAGGCCATTTCCACGTTGCGTTTGGCGGGCAATACGAGCGCATCAAGTTCGGTGACGTTCGGCGCGTTCTGGCCCGCGATGTCCACAACGCCGCCAAAGTCTACGACGCGACGCACAAGCTAACGGTCGAATTTCGCGCGATCAAAGACGCCGATAAATCCCTTCGCGACAGCGTGCGCGAGGCAGAGTCCAAAGTCGAGTCCGCGATCAACTCCTTCAACACCACCAAGCAACTTATCGAGGGCTGGCCCGAGGTTGAGAAGTTTGTTCGCCAGATCGTCGGCCAGCCCAAGGTCAACCTCCCCACCGTCGAGACCAAGGCATTGAACAAGCTGCTCGACCTCCCGCCCGAAGATATCGCCGCCTAATCGGTTAAGAGGGAGAGACAGTAATGGAAGACCGCCCATTCAACGCACTGACGGCTTTCCGCGCCAAGGTCGACGCGCTTCGCATTGAGGCGCTGGCTTCTCACGACATACACGGCCCGAATGCGGCGGACGCTTTCATCGACGCGGCCAAGGGCATTGCCGACACGCTGGCCGACATTGATTACGAGCTGGACCGCGACAAGGACGCTTCCGTATCGGTCTCGCTGTGGGTGCCGTCGATCGCGGTGCTGGAAGCGGCAAAGTAAGCGATATGGCCCAGCAAACCCTCACTTGGGGCGAGGCGCACGATATCCGTGTCGCTCTCTATGTCGCACGGCACGTCGCCGAAGACGGCCACAAGCTTGGTCCGAGCAGCATCGGATTGCTGACCAAAGCGCTGGCGATCCTCGGTGAACCCGAAGACGCCCCCACCCCATCAACGATAGCGGCGAAGTAGAGGATATGACCTTCAAATCAAGCGCTAACAACGGCAACGAATGCGTCGGAGTGATCGCCATTGTTTTTGCGCTGGCCATCACCGCCCCGATAGCGATGTGGTGGGGATACGTCCTGTCAGTGATGTGGGGGTGGTTTCTAGTCCCCCTTGGGGCACCCGAGATAGGCGTGGCTCATGCCATCGGGATTGCGGGGCTAGTGGCCATGATGGCCAAGAACTCCAACGCATCCAAGGACTACAAAAGTCTAAGTGGAAAGGTGGCCGAGGCGTTTGTTGCGCCTCTGGTCACGTTGGCCATCGGATGGGTCGCGAAGACGTTCATGTAGCCCCCACCCTTACGGGTGACCAGGAATAGGAAGGGAAAGACCCATGACGACGATAAATGCCATGAACGCCGCCCTCACCAATGCGGACGCCAATGCCCACCTGAT